GTTTGTTTAACTTATTCCGCAGAGGAGGGTTTCGCCGAGTAAACTCCCCAAAACCACCGGTAGGGCCGGTCTGTCGTTTTGAGCTCCCAAAAGTATGCTTTAAAAGTTATTAGCTAACATCACAATACACAAACTTATCAAAAAGTATTGTTACGCAACTATGAGTTGGGTATCATTCCTTCTGGAAGGATAGGATATCCAAACTGCACATCATCGCGTGCTGCTAAATAAACCGGCTCATTAATAGTCGGTCCTAGATCATCTGGCGACGTTATCGACAGTCTTTGGGTCGGAAAACCTAAGACTCCGAATGGGTAAATCGCCAGTTGAGGTATGGTCAATCTAGTCATTCCATCCATGGGTGACCGATACACTGTTCCTGCACAAGCTCTCGCCGTCACATTATCAATATTCCAAACGGGTTGACCGTCGGGTAACTGAGTAGGGACGCGATCGTAGTGCCGGTATCGATAACCTCCAGACCGGAATAAAAAGGCGTGCCTCCATGATCCGAAAAAGGTCGTTCTAAAAGTCACTATATCCGCTGGTGTAAAGTCGGTTGACGCATTATCTGAGTCCAGGATTTGAGCCTGGAAACCAAGAAATGCCGTCGCCGGGTCTGGTCGCACCGGGGAATATCGCTTACATATATCCGTAATAGGACCCAAGTTTTCTGAAGTACAAAATCCTCGGTCAATGTCATAAAAGACATTCTCACTAATGGGCGGGAATGTCTCTGTAAACATTTTTCCTACAGCGGCCTGTAACACTGGCTTCTCGTCCAACCCTTCCGGGGTAGGAAGCGAGCCTCTCCATTCATCGGGCAGAGGCGCTCGAGGCCAAGCGAACTGTATATCGTCACCGCCTGCTATCCAAATCATGCAATAAATCACAGGATCTAAACTAGCATCGGACGACGCTATTTTTGACTCTACTCTCAACCTAAATCTAGGTGAAGGATCTTCGGTCCAGTAGGACCTAGACAACCACGGTAAGGTAAACGAATCCATCGTATCTCCTTTCACATTGATAATCTTTGACAATCCGTTGGAGTAGTCCGTAGGGTACTGACCTGGGTATTCACTCTCATTAATATAAGCCACCGAAAAACGTGCGCTTATAAATGCAGACGTGAAAAACATCAGCTGTACCTTAATCGAACCGCGCCAAAGGGCCGACGAAAGGTATGAATAGTCCAGAGGTATTTTGTAAGTCGTTGCCGTAGAGTGGCTTTGTATAGGCTGTACTATAACCGAATCTCCTTCTGCATCAAATACTGCAACTGGCATCCGCAAGCCAGG